GCACAAGACGTCGAGAATACGTATAACGCAAAAAATACTCCTCTATTAAAAAGTATGATTGAAGATAAAAAAGAGAGTGTTCTCACTAAATCAGTCAATTCAAACGGTTCCAGTGGCTCAAATGGTATTTCTAAAAAAACTATAAAACACGTATATCACGGTGAAATTAACAGAAAGAAAAGAGCAGTTGGTTATCATCATGAGAGTATGATGAGTGGTAGCAGAATATTACCAGGAACAGAAGAAGCACCTGATATAAACGGGGTATATAGAGCTAAAGTAGAAGTAAATGGCGTAAAAAAAGTAGCAAGGTCCACTTTCTTTCCAAAGGAATGGGATAGAGTAAAAGTATACAATACAATATCTGAAGCCTACAAAAACAAAAAACTAATACGAGATAATAAGTATATCGGCAAAACTTCATCAGGGATTGATGTTGAAATGTATATTAATAAGGATGGCTCAATATCAACTGCCTATCCTTTATATAAAAAACCAAAGGAATGATTGATTTATCATGGAATTTTCATTTGAATTTAAAAGAGACCTTTTAGGATATTTAAGAGTAGTTCTTCCTACAGAACTAGAATACTTTTCTGATTTCATTGAAGACATTGTTTCGTTAGGTGAAGCTGATGAATACTTAAAAATTATTCAAGAAGTATTGGATGGCTCTTCTGAAGAATATGAGATTCAATTAAACACCACCATTGCATATATAAAAAAAGATAAAACAGTCGTAGAACACCTTTATACAGAAAGCGAAAACGACAAAAGTTCCATGGAAACAGAAAAATTTAAAAACCTTATGCTTGTTTGGAGAGACAAGATCCCAGAAAGGTATAAGAGCGTTGATTCAAACTTTTAGGTCCCTTGAATTTCAAGGGACCTTTTATTACTTCAATTTTTCTTCAATTTTCGCTTTAGTAGCTGGTCCATAAATGCCGTCAGCAGTCAGGCCACTTACTGACTGGAACCGTTTGACCGCGTTTGCTGTTTTCGGACCATACACGCCATCAATTCCGTTATTCTTCGCCCCTTTATCCGGATAGAAATAAAGAGCTGCAAGCGCTCTTTGAATCTTAGTAACGTCGTCTCCTTTTCTCATCGGCTTTGTAACTTTAAAGATGCCAGAAGGCAGCGTATAGGACGTTTTTTTGCTGCTTGGTTTAGGGCTCGAAGTGCTTGAGCCTGTGAGCTTTAATACTTGGCCGACCTTTATCAAGTTCGGATTCTTGATACCGTTCAACCTTTGCAGGGTTGCCATACTTACGCCTGTTTTCTGTGCAATGACAGAAAGAGCATCACCTTTCTTCACGGTGTACGTCGCCCCGTTAGCCTTTGTTTTCGTTTTCGTAGGAGAAGGTGCTTTTTTACCACCAAGGCGTTCTAATTCTGCAGCAATGGCCGCCTTCACTTGTGCCCATCTTCCCTCAGATAAAATACGGTGCGGGCAATACTTGCCGTTCCAGTCTTGATGCTTTCGCACACGATCAATACCCCAGCCGCGTTCTTTAAGCAGCTGCGCCACAAACTTAATAGCCAGCTTTTCTGCCGCCTTATATTTAGCGCCTCCTGACTTGCTGTAACAGATTTCAACTCCAATAGACTTACGGTTCCCGGTGCCGTTTTTGCCGTCTCCTGTGTGCCATGCATTTCGATTTGTGGGGATGCCCTGCCGCACCTCTTTGTCATCGACTGCAAAGTGAAAGCTTGTCGAGCTTGTATTCCCGATCATATAACTGATCTCATTGGCAGCTGACGCGTCATTCGCTGTATTGTGGATGGTGATATACTTCGCCGTCATTACGTTCGGGCATTTCAAACCGTATTTAGATTTTGATACAAGATTCTTTTTCACTGTGATTGTCATAAGTGTTCTCTCCTTTAATTTTGGTATAGAAAAAGCTGCCGGGTTATCCAGCAGCCTGTTCATCATTTTCATTTGTTTGTTCGTTGTCATTTTCGATTGCGTGAAGCCGGTCGGTAATGGCCGCCGGAATCTTAACGCCAATCTGTGCAAGGTTCTCCGTAATGGAAAGCCCCTCATTGGCGATATAAAAAAGAACGGTTCCAAATGTCAGGACGCCGTTCAGATTGAGGATTGTATCAATGATATTCGCCACAATGACAACTAGAAAGGTAAGTATTTTTCGGACGTAACCAAACCATGCGCTACGGCTCCGCAGCTTTTTAAATTTCCATGCCTTAATTACGCCTGTTAGGATGTCTATAATGCTGATAATCAGCAATAAATCGAGGTATTTCACACCCCCAAACAAGTAAATTCTCGCTAAATCCAACGTTTCAAAGTTAATAAACACGTTCGTTTCCTCCATTTCTTTTGATCACCTCCTTAGAGGCAAAATAAAAACACCTCCATGGGTGTTGGTTAACTTCCTAAATCTATGACAATCGGCTCTGTGGCTGGATAGGTCAGTCCGGTGATTTCTTTATATTGTTCTTCTGTTATCCTATTGAGCTCAACAAAACGGGCGACATCAGCGTTTGTGTAATACTGTCTGCCCCACCCATAAATGGTTTTGATATTTCTAAACCAATAATCCATTATGCTTTCCCTCCCTCGGCCATCATCAGGAACAAGTCCGAAATCATTTTTGCCTGAGACTCTATCAAGTTTTGAGATTCAGCCAGCTGCACTGTCGTTAATGCGTGTTGTGCTTTCAATTCATCTAAAGCAGATGGAGGGTCTGCTGGCCCCTTCAAACTGTCTTTATATTCCTGATCAGCTGTTTCGATCCACTCTTGTTTTTCGCTGTCAAACCAAGGACGCCACATGCCTGAACCGTTTTTTTCAGGCGGTTTATCGGTAGCATTAGGCGGTATATTATACTTACCTGTTTCAGCGTCAGGAAATAGTTCTACAGGTTGTCCAGCATAAAAGCCATCTTCTCTATACGGATAAATTAAGATCATGTTTCCCCTCCTTTAGTTTAATGGGATTACTTTATCTATATAGTAGCCGGTCACTTTGCTGCTATCGTTCACCATCAAACCGGTCAATTTAAGGTCTCCTGACGGAAACACAATTAATTTGCTCATTCCTGTTATTCCACTTACAGCAACTAATTCCATCACGCCTTTTGACGGGGCATAGGAGGAAGGAATGGACGCAAAAACGACTTCTCGATCTGTCACAATATGGCCAGTAAGATGAAGAGCACCTGCTACTTTTTTAAATTGAAGCTGTCGATCTCCTGTTTTTGCTCCATTTTTATATGTTGCATTTAACCACGGCACACTTTCAGTATCATTTTCAGTGAGAAGTCGCTTCCAACCTGACCAGCCTAAATTGCCGTCAACATAGTTTGAATACATATTATTCTTATAATCCATGGCCACGACATAGCCGAAAGTGCCGTTACCATTACTATCAATGGATGTGAAGTGGAAAAAACCTCTTGTCGATAAAGTGGAAGGTGCATTTGTCGGCTTTCCTGTTGAATAAAATGTCCCGAACGTCTTTCCTGCCTTCACAATTCTGTCCAGAAAATCGTCTGTATCAGCGATTGAAACCAAGACCCCTCCAACATCATTTGTGATTTTGAAAAGCTGAGCACCGTTCCATTTTGTGCGTTCTGCTGCAGATATATGAGCAGTCACATCTTTTACATGCGTATCAAATTCAGTTTTTGTTGCCTGTTTGTCATTGGTAACATTCCCAAGCCCGACTTGACCTTTTGTCACCCCATGGGGATTGCTTTTATTATCAATGTGTTGATCAGTATACGTTTTTGCGTTTTTTTCGGCAGTATCCGCCTTGTTTTGTGCTCCCGTTGTCGTTTCTTTGGCATTCCAGTTTGAACGCTCTGTGGACGTGATATGACGCGTAGAATCCGTATTGTGTGTATTGAATTCTGCTTTTGTTGCTTGCTGCACGTTGTCTACGTTCCCCAACCCTACCTGAATTTTTGTAACACCATGAGGGTTGGACTTTTCATTTTTATGGGTATCTAAATTAGCCTGAACAGCATCAGCCTTTTTCTGTGCCCCATCTTTTGTTTCAATGTTCTCTAAGTCCTCAAATTTTTTCCGCAGCTCTTCAACAGTCTGAATAGTCTCGTTATAAAGCTCGTTGATCTTATGTTTTAAAGACTCAAAATCATCTATATAGTATTCCGCACTTGGCAAGATATCAGTGTCAATCAAGGCTTTCTTAATCTCAAAAGAAAACTCATGAATCGACATCGCCTGCTGATTGGTGTACGAAACATCCAGCTCAGCCTGAACGGTCCCAACATGTCTGATTTCTTCATCAGATAGAACATACATCAGTCGGCCGTTCAACTTATCAATGATTTCAATGTCTCGGACAAACCGGCTGCCGTCTGACATGAAAAGAACGAGCTTCACCACTGCCGCGGATAATGGCAAGGGAACCCCGTCCTTCATAAGCTGGAATGATAGCTTTGCTGTGCCTTTGTCTTGAGTTGTATATTGGATATTCGTTTGTACCGGGCTTTTGCGCCGGCCATTGATCGTAAATGTAAGTGATTCGTCTTTGTACGGCATTGTATCCCTCCTTTACTCCTCTACAGAAGGCGATTCTTTTTCAGCTTGTCGCAGCCTTTTGATCTCATTCATTTCCTCTTCTGTTATCTTGCCTTGCTCCACGGCCATAGAAAGAAGTTCCTCCTTGCCGTCCCAATGCCCTGATAGATAACACGTCTTAATGGCATTATAAAAAGGGCTGCTCATCCTGCGTCACCCCTTACCATTGTTTCCAGTATATCGGCGACAGCTTTCAGCGCCTTTTCCCCATCGCTTTCTTCAACTAAATCAGCAGTCTCAAGAGATTCAATGTATTCAGCAGATGCGCTTTCTACCCATTCTGTTCCCGTCCACTTGGCCTGCACCAAGTCACCCGGACTGATCTCAGTTGCATTTTCCGGTACAATCCGTTGCGTGTTTCCGTCATCATCTTCAATGTATTGAATTTCAACCGGGCAATCATAAATATCATTTTCATCAAATTGATATGCCCATATTTGTTCACTTTCCATATAAGAACACCCCTTTTTAATCCAGCTTGATGATTTCATCAATATAGGTGTATGTTGCATTCGACTCATTTTTGGCAAACAGCCCGTGTGCAGAGATATTTCCATTGGACCGAAAAACGATCTTTCGTTCTCCTGTTGTTCCAGCTATAGGACAACTTTTAAATGCATTCTTTTTAGGCCGGGCACTGGCAGGCAACGTGGCGAAATCGACGCCATCTTTTTTCGGTATCGTAACTCGGCCCCTTACAAAAAGAAAACCTCCCTGCACTGCGAATTGGAGGCGAAAGTTGCTGTCAGGATTCTTTGCGCCATTCTTTAAAGGCAGGTTTGCCCAAGGCAGCTTTCCACTGGCTGAAATCTCGGACCAATCTCCAACATTCCCTTCATTTGTAACAACTCTTGTCAAAATCTTAATTGGCCGCCCTGTTGCGTTTCTGGTTAACGTTTGAATAACTGAGCCGGCACGATCTGCCGGTGCAATGTTCAACCACCAGCCAGCGTTACCGCTGTCCGGATGATCCGAAAGCGTCTTAGTTTCTGTCGTCAGCATATAGTAAAAACCGGGTTGCCTAAATTCTTTTAAAGATTTCAGACCATCCGGCAGCCGCTTTGAATAACCATTATTTTGAGTAAGTTTATACCCTTGATACCCCTGAGCTAAATCAATGCCGAATTTGGCTGCATTCTCTTTTGAATGGTAGGCGTATACCTTGGCAAGTCGTTTTCCGACGGCTCCCGTCACCACGCCTGCAAATAGTGATCTTTTCCCTGTCTTCGGGTCCTTGTATAAAAAGATGGACTCAGGCTCACGGAAACCATCTTCATATTTTCCATCTGGCCCATAACCAAAATCACAAGAGATACGTTTTTTTAAGCTTCCATCCTTAAAACTAAATAACGCCAGCTCACATGGATAGGTTCTGTTGTTTGTATCGCCGGTGTACCAGTACAAGTCGTATCCGTCTATTGTGAAGCCTTGGAGATAAAACAAGTCATTCGGAATGATCACCTTTCCCAGCACTTTATTTACCCCGTTTTTCACGTCACTTAATTTCCGAAGCTCTACCAAACTAGTATCATCTTTTAATCTCATTCGGAACGCAATAAAGCCATTTTCTCTATCAATAACAGGGATCGTATAGTAATCGTTGAATTTGTTATATCGCTTGATCCCTCCGCTGCCGCCGTTCAGTGTCGCGCCTGCCGTATAAGGAAAACGCACAAGATCGTTTCCGACAGTGTTTCCGTTTGAATCGACAACATTATAGTTAGACCAGATATACATTTTCCCGTTTTCCCGTTCCAGTCCAATTGTGGTGCCGTGACCGCCGTGAACGAGCTTCATGCTGTCCAGCATCACCCCGTTTTGATTCATACGTGTAATCGTGAAACTCTCGCTTTTATCTTTGTTTCCACTGGCAACCTGTGTGGCGTAGATATCACCTGTTGGTTCATCAATGACAAAACACTGCAGCACTGTTTTATCTGCTAGATTCAAGTTGGTGTGGTAAACCGGCGGAACGGTTGTAAAGTCAAAGCCCATTTCTTTTTGAACAATGGAATCTAAGTTTTCAACTTCTGTCTCTTTTGCAATTAGATGATCCCGTAATGTTGGATAAACCTTTCCTCGCTTATCTACGCGAGCATCCAGCATTTCTTTTATATTGGTTCCGTCTGCTTGTAAAACAAGGTTTCGGATACGCGCTTTTGCTATTTCAATTTCTTCATAGACAGTTAGTCCGCCGCCATGAGCGACCTGTGAAGATGTATGAGCATTATCTACCCTTTTATGATTCGTAACGTCTCGCTCAATACTATTCACAGCAGTTTCAATGCTTCCTAAATCATTTGCAAGCTGTTCCTCGTATAATGAGTTTCTGATGGTGCCAAAATACTTCCTTAGCGTTAACAACAGCAGCACTCCTTTCTTGAACAAAATAAAAAACGCTTATCGGAGCGTTCGCATTAACTGGTCAATATAGCGTTTTTGATCTCTTATTTTCTTGGCCTGATTAACTGCAATGTCTTGAATGTCCTTTCTAAAATTCGCAAACGTTAGCTTAGGACTGCTGTAAGGGTTCAATGGATTGTATTGAATGGTCAATAAACGAACATCATCTTCAAACGTAATGCCGTCGGCCGTATCAGCCAAAACATGAATGGTGTCACCTTTCCAAAAAGGCTTTTCTATGGATAAAAGCTTAGGTTCATAGATATATTGATAGTCCACGCTTACAGTTGTTTCTGGGTAAGGATTGACATGTTTCTTCAAGGCTGAGACCATGCTGCCCGGCTTTTTGATAGTTTCATCTTTTATCGGATCGGCCCATCTAGGTTTACCTTCCCGCGAAAATTTTTTCTCTTCGGGATGAACATAAAGAATAGGCTCAAAAACATACTTGGGTTTTTTATCTGTAGAATTGCTATCCTTTGCCAGGGCACCGTATCCCCATGCCCGAGTCGTGCAGTTTTGCGAGTTTGTTTTGATGTTAATTCCCGGCATGTTATAACGGGAATCAAGCGTGAAGTCTACTTCCTGCCCCATTTTCTTGTAAACATGTAACTTATAATTATCAACATCAACTTCTAAGTCATAATCTTCTATGATCTGATCCATTAATTCTGTACTGTTTTTCTCTCCGAAATTCTCTTCTTCTGCCGATGGGAAATCACTTTCGGGAGCTTCTAATACATAAGTGAAGTCCGTGCCTTTTAAAGCAATATCAAGCGCCTCTTTTAACTTTAACTTTTTAGAAACATTTTCCTCAACACGGTTTTCGACTAGTAGGACAGAATAGATATGATTCGCGGTAATCGTTTTTATGATTACATTTTTTGATTGTTTCAGGTCAACATCCGTGATGTAGTATTTCTGATGATTGAACTTTCTCTCGTCGATATAAAGGATATTGTCGTTTATTAAAAGATCAAATTCAGCTGCATTCTGCTGCGTTTTTGTAATCGTGAAAGTAAAGCTTTTCTTTCCCGTTGTGTCATCTGTCAAATCAACTATAACTCCTGTTATTTCAACGACATCCTTTCCGTCAGTCGTAGAAACAAACAATTGAGGGAAATCAACATCTGAAGGCAAGTTTTTATTTAAAGAAACGTCTTTCCCCGCATATTCCTTACTTGGAAATACAGGGTCCTCAACCGGTGTATCAGGAACATCTGGTTCGTCAGGATTCGTCGTAATGTTGTCATATTGCGTTAAATTATATTTATCTATGATACTGATTAACTTACTCGGGTATTTTACATCTGTAGCATATCCGCCGTCTTTTACGGCTTGGCATGCTTTTTTATAGTTGCTCTCACCCACGACCGCTTTATACCGATCAAGACGGTTATACAAGCTTCCTAAATCAGCCAAGCTTTCTGCATAAGTGGGATACTTTCTAAACTTCGCTTGAATCCGAGTAACGTTTCCGTATTTGTCTTGCTCGCTTGTCCACATCAAGACATACTGACCGTTATATGTCCCTTTTATGCCAAAAAGGTTATGAGCCTTTTGTGCAAGTCCACTTGTGCCGTACCCACTTTCAAGACAGCCCTGAGCAATGACAAGGCTGGCGAGAACATTATATTTTTTGTATACATTTTGTGCGCCGGGTACAAGGCTTTTAATAAAGTCTGCTGCAGCCATATCATCACTCCTTACTTATAATAAAAATGGGCATCGAATTTAATTTCAAAAACATTCGAGTTTTGTATTTCAAACTCGTTCCATCCAATATCTAAGGACGGAAGCCGACCAGAGGTTTTAATTCTTTTATCATTAATCACTGTATATTGTTTGATGAACGACACCTTCTGTGATCGTTTAAGCTCTTGTTCAATCTTTAGCTTTTCACCGTTCGTGTGATTCACTATTGTGACATTCTTGCCCTTTACCCAAAGGGTAACGTTGTAGTTATGCTGCAAAGTATTGACTATGGCATCACCCGGATTATAAATACTGAATCTCTTTTTGTTTTTGAAGTGATATTCAAGATCATCTCTCATTAAGATTCCCATGCCAGAACTCCAATGCTCTCTAGAAAAGTTTTGAGCTGTAGACGATGTGAATTTAGATTCAGCCAGTCCAAGAATGTCTGTAAACTCTACTGTGAATGTTGCATGGTTTTTCTGTTTATCTTTCTGGATAGAGAAGTTCCCATCACAAGTAACCAGAAAACGACGGTTTGGGAGCAAGTCTGTTGAAATGTAATAGGGAAACGGTTGCACTAACAAGGCATAAAGCTCATGCCGGTTCTGATAGAATGTCTCTGCGATAATTGAATCAAGAAGAAATTCAACTTTGACACTGCGCTCTTTATACACAACGTCCCGAGGATGCTGCGGCAAGACTAAGCCGTTTATCCTCGGGATCGTTGTTGTTTCTCGCTCAATATTGGGAGAGTCGGGTGTAAAACTCCTCACACTAAAACGAGGGAGCAAGCTTGTCAGCTCTCGTTCCCCCTTTCCATCGTTAAAATCTATATATAGATCAAGCATTAACCTCTCACCCCACCTTTATAGGCACTTTGGTTGTAACGGTCCGCGCTCTTTTGATCAAGAATTTTCCCATCTCCTTTTTCAAACAGGATATTTGCAACATGCTGACCATCTATTTGAACAGGTGCAGGATAAATGACAACTGGAGCTTGTGCCATTCCTGCGCTTCCTCCTCCATCACCTGTAAGTCCCTTGGATAAAAGCGTGATCAAAGCATCAAGCTTTTGGTTTAACGATGGGGTATCCACTTCATTTCTGACCACAAGTTCCGATTTCATGGAAGTCAGCTGATCGGCCGCGCCCTTTATGTCAAAAGCCATCTGGCTAAGTTCCTGTTTAAATGAATTCATGGTACTTTGAGCCATGGAAACAGCACTTTTCTTCGCTAATTCTGTTTTATTCTGAATCCCAATGGCAAAACCATCAGAGAAGTTATGACCTTCTGATTTTGTCAGTTTTGACGGAGAATGAGAGTCAATGGATTTCTTCAATGCGCTTAATGCAGTTTTACCGAGATTCCAAGCAGTGCTGAAAAGGGAGCCATTTTTTGAACCCATGCCGTTTATAAATCCCGTTACAAAGTCTTGGCCTACACTGTTTGTTTTCGCGCTTTTCAAACCTGTTTTCGCGCTATTTGAGACGTTTTTACCAGCAGCATTCGCACTTCCTTTTTGGCTGTTTACTCCACTTGCTAACTCTTTCCCTGCCTTTTTCCCTCCGCCTCCATCTGTGGTTTTGGCTAAAGAGACTGTGACCGTTGAACTAAGCGAGTCGGCCGCGGAAGTATTGGCACCTTTAGTGGAATTTAAACCAGCTTTATGTTTATTCCCCTTATTCTGCCCTGCTGAATTGGCCTGCCCGCCGCCTTTGTTGAGCTCACTCAGCACAGCCTGACGCAAGACCGATCCACTTTGAACATTAGAGTTTTTCGTGGAATTTAAACCTGATTTGAATGCGTTCCCTTTAGACTTACCGGCTTGGTTAGGTGTAGCAGTATCAGACTTCAATGAATTATTCAAAGCCTGTTGTAAAACGGTTCCTTCTCCAATGACAGCCGGCTTTGCTTGTTTTAAGCCACTGGCAAAGTCACGGACCACCTTTTGACCGGCAGCTTGCGTGTTACCCGGCTTATTCATTTCATCTTCAACAGCAGAGACGACTTTGCTTGCTTCTGCCCGCGCTTCGCCTTCTGTCATCCCCACGCCTTGATAAAACTCTTGAAGTGCCTGCTGTGTCGTGGCAATGGCTTCTTCTTTGCTTTTACCTAGACTTTGGAGAAACTCAATCTGTTTATTGGCCCAACGTTCTTGATAGGCGGATTCAGATTCCTCAGTTTTGACCATAATCCCCATTGAGTTAGAAATATATTCATCTTGTCGCTTTAATGCTTTTCCAGTCTCTAAATCTAATAGTTGTCCGTCTCTCGACATTTTTGAGAAGAGAGCACTTGAATTCTTTTCATAAGCAGCTGTGTTTTTTGCTAAAGCCTTGTCATAATCAGCTGTGCTCTTACTGAGCAAAGTATTGCGTTTTTCTGCGTCAATATAGCCCTGTGCATAAAGTTTTTCAATGACATCATTCCGATAATCCAAATCCTTTTTGGCTGCTTTTTGTCCATCTTCATAAATCTTCTTGATATCATCGTTGTACTGTTTCGCCTGTTTGAATGATAGTTTCCCTTGTTGCTCAGAAAAAGCTTTTTGCATGGCGATAGCTTCTTTTTGATTGGCCGCGAACTTACTTGTAGATTGCTCAAAGTATGAAAGAATCTCGTTGAATTTAGCCTTTTGCGATTCATTCATTTTTGAGGATACAAGACCCGTGTCCTTCTGTAGCTGTTCTAATTGTTTTACCTTTTCCCGAGCTTCCTGCATGTCCTTATCAATAGCGCCGACCATCTTATCTGTGATCTTTTCGCCTTGTTTCTTGGTATTCTCGTCTGTATCTTCAAATAACCCTTTGAGAACAACCAATGCATCTTTCTTTAATCCCTCAAGCTCCTTGATTAGACTGTCACGCATTTGAGAATAAGTGCTTACAAGTTTAGAAGCCATTTTGTCAGCTTCTTCACCAGAAACCCGGCTCAATTCAAATAATTGAAGTTCAGCTTTTTCTCTCAAATCAACATAAGCCGCCGCTGATTTTTGAGTTGCTTTAGAAACCCCTTCACCGTAAAGCAATGCGGCTTCCCGTGCCTCTTCCTGCTTCTTCTTTTGATTCTTTAATTCTTCATTGTAAGCATAAGTGGCAACAGTGATTCCTCCGAGAAGGGCAGTTCCACCGACAATAGCAAGGCCAACAGGACCGGTAAATGCTAGAAGAGCTCCTATTCCAGCTGTTAACGTCGCAACGGCTGTTGTTACGCCTAGAACTCCAGTGGCAAGAAGAGCAGTTTTGGCAATGGTTTGAACTGTGCTGGAATCCATATTATTAAAAACAGATATAATCTCTGTTCCTTTTTCGGCCAGATCACCAAGCGCCGGCAGAAGATTTACAGTTAGTTTGATCTTTGCACCTTCAAGCGCAGACTGAAAAGCAACAATGCTGCCTTGTGCATTATCAAGCATAGTATCAGCCATTTTCTTGGCTGCACCATCTGACTTTTCAAGGGCTTTTGTATTATCTCCGAGGGCTTTCGATCCTTTTTCAAGAAGTATTGTCCAATGTTTATACGCCTCGGCTCCTACGATTGTTTTCAGCGTAGCAGTCTGTTGCTCTTTCGTCATGCCCTTCATACCTTTTTCCATCTCAGCAATTACTTCAGGCATGCTCTTCATATTCCCAGCAGCATCAAAGAAATTAAGACCTAGCCTTTCTATTTCTTTAGCTGCCTTTTTGGAAGGCGCTGCAAGGCGAGTCAAAGATGTACCAAATGCTTGTCCTGCTAATGTCCCTTGAAGACCAGCATCACCAAAGGCCATAACTGCGGCAGCTGATTCCTCCATGCCCCATCCAAGTGAATGAGCATTAGGCGCCAAGAATTTCATGGCTTCCCCCATCTGCTCTACATTTGTGTTTGCATTAGAAGCCGCATACGCAATGACATCCGATGCATGACCTGATTCTTTAGCTTTTAGAGCAAATGCAGTCATGATATTTGATGTAATATCTGCCGCAGCACCGAGCTCTAACTGACCAGCAGCCGCAAGACTGAGCATGCCCGGCATCGCATCGTAAATTTCATTTACTTTGAATCCAGCCATCGCTAAAAAGCCCTGTGCATCCGCCGCCTGACTCGCTGTAAAGGCAGTGGTTGCACCGAGCTCTTTCGCTTGCTCTTTCAATTTGGCTACCTCTGACGCTGTTCCGCCGGAGATCGCTTTTACCTTGCTCATTTGCTTTTCAAATTCCATACCGGTTTGTATGGCGTCTCTGAATGTCAAAACTAAACCACCGAAGGCCACGCCCGACGTCATTGCAACCGATGATCCCACAGAGCGCATCGTACCGCCAACAGAATTCATGCGCTGCCCCATCTGTCTGATTCGCGCCGCAGCTCTTTTTGATGCACTCTCCATCTCTTTTATCTTCTGAGTCGTTTCCTTCAAGGCATGTTGCGTTCTATTCATCTGTGCAGTCGCATTGTTCAGTCGGCGTGCAAGAGCTTGTGTCTCTTTTGCATCCTTCCCTTTTTTGATTGCTGCATCTGCATAAGCTCTTTCAAGGGCTTTTACTTTTTGTTTATGCTGCTCAAGCTGTTGGCTAAGAGTCCGAGCTGTTACTTGGGCAGTCTTTAACTGATTCCCCCATACGCCAACTGCTGTACGGTTCTTTTCAAACTCAGATTTGTTATTTTTCATCTGAACAGCTATACCACGCATTTCAGTATTAAACTGTGATGAATTGGAATACAGTTTGACTTTAATATCCTTGCTCAATCGGGCACCTCCTTATCCTAAAATCTGATCTATGAACACTTGATCATTCTCATTAGGTTTTGGATTTTCAGTCGTTTCTTTTCTCCTAGCTAACCGTTTGAGATGATAAACAATGTCCATTTCGTCAATTTGATTTTGAGAGAACCCGACTTCTTCCAAGGCGTTGTACATATCCATGACAGCCTCGGACAAACTTACTCCCCCGGTTCTTCACCATCTGCATTCTGATCCGGATTTAATAATGCACTGGCTTCAGTTATGTTTCCTAAGACATAAGTTGCAGTAGCATAAATTGTTCTTCCAGCTAGTCGGGAATCGATTCCCTCTTCAAATTGATCAAGCGTGAATTTATTTCCGAATACATTACAGACAAATTCATTTTGTTTTTCAGTAAACAGCCTGTCAGTATCGTTAGATTCAAAGTCTTCCGCAATAGCCGCAGCACTACGAAACAACTTTCCGGAAATGAAGTCTGGTGTCACGAACTTTTTGTCTTTCCCGTCAATTTTTAGAGTGATTGTTAAAGCTTCCATTTGAATTCCTCCTTTTAATTCAATAAAAAAGAGCGCTTTAAGCGCTCAGGTTACTTATTTACCAACGTCAACAACTTCATCATTTCCGCCAGAAGTAAAACTATCTTCGTTATAGACAACTTGTCTGAACCAAGTATCGGCATTAATGCCGTTTCCTTCTTCGGCTTTGGCTTCCCATCTTCTCTTTCCTTTTTTCACATTTGTCAGTGGACTAAATTTAATTTTCACTTGAGTAGATTGTGGTGACGGTTTTCCTTCTTCCGTTTTATGTTCAACTGGTACCAGTTCAGGCTTCCCTTTTAAGGCCCAATAGTAACGGTACCCACCAGTTGAAATTTTAGCGCGGAAACCCAGTGCAATCTCTAGCGGCCTGTCATCTGCACTAGAGAAATGAATGCCATTTTCAACCGTTTTCCCGAAAATCCTCGCCTGCATATCAAGGGGTAAATCTGCGACTTCCATTTCCCCGTCAATGTCTCCTAAGCTGCTTAACTGTGCATACGCACCGTTATCCGCGTAGAAAGTTTCTGTTTCAGACTTTGGATCAAGTTTCATACTAACTGCGCCTGGTAATTCCTCTGGATCTGAAAATTCAAGTTCACTTTTTGTATCTTTCAATACTTCTGCGATATGGAACATGTCCAATCCAGTTAAGACTCTTCCTGACATCTATTATTCCTCCTTAAAATAGCCTTTCACGTATCTCATTGCTTTGTGATAGACTTTTGTGTCTTCTTCGTACAATGGTTGCGAATCATAACGGCCATAACCGATTGAACGCATTAACTTATCTATTTCATTAGCAATCGGCTTTTCAAATTTCCGCGTACTTGACTGAGTGAATATACTAATCTGAAACCGCACTTCAAAGCAGTATGCTTTGTTATCTGCATAACCGGCATCGGCATCTTTAAGCTCATAAAATACGACTCTCGGAAAAGCATTCACATCATTTGCGGTGAGATTATGAATGCCGCCCGTTACTAATTCACTCAATTGAGAACTGGACGTAAGAGTTTTGACCAATTCACTAACCGGGTCCATTGTCATTTGATCGGCGCTGTAAGGATTCTCTGCATAACATCAACAGCGCTTGCCTCCCCTTCTTCTCCGCCTTTTTCAATAAAGGGATGCGGCGGCATTTTTGAAGTGCCCCATTCTAAAAATCTGGCACGATAAGCGACTTTTTTATTCGGACCAACAGAAACAAATTTCTCTCCGTCCTTGGATTCTCTTACATTAGAGACTGTAATATTGTCCTGCATATGAGGCTGTTGTTTATCACTTCGGTTAACATGGTCGCGCTGCCGTTCAGCAATAGTTTCACCGCCGGCCTTCAATGCTACAGGTTCAACCTTTTCAACATTTTCACCGATTTTTTCAAAATACCGTGTTAAATCATCAAGGCCGTCAATGTCCATATTAGCCATTCAAACCAACCTCCTGACACATGATCTCAAGCTCTTCCTTGTTATCCTCGGGATCATTAAAATCTAATACATCAAACGTGCGGAACACCGGTTCATCCTTTTTATCTCGGCCGACACACTTCACAATTCTCATATCTTGTTGAACGTCGTCTCGATAACGTATGGTGATTTTTTTTAGTGATTTGACTCCCCTTGCTCCCGCGATAACAGATTCATTGTTTCCGAGAGAACTAAATCCTTCTATCGCTCCCCATACAGTGAAAAGATCAATATATTCCTCATTCCAATTCAGCTCTTCATCCTGTATCGACTCCTTCTTTTGAAAGGTCAGTCTGTGCCGGAGTTCGCTGATTTTCTTCTTCATGATCTTGCTCTCCTTCGGATGTATAACGTAATTGAGTCAATAAATGCTCAACAGTAAAAGGGATGGATGAGCCGGTTGTCCCTGACTCATACATCCCTCTATTTTCATACCAGTGTGCAACCAACATTTGAAGCACGACTTCAAACTGTGCGTGCCCTTCCGTGTATCTACCGATTGCATTCACGATATAACTTTTGGCTGCGGTAATGTATTGTGTAAGCAAATGATCATCTGCATCATGCTCCACTTTTAAATAGTGTTTGACGGCGCTTAATAACTCCATGCTATATCACTGCCTCACTCTTGTGGCGCTTCATCTGTTCCTTTGAGAGTTTCCACTTCATTTTTTAGTTCATCAATTTGGTTTTGCAGCTTGTCAAATACTGCCTTCACCTCTGCATTCAAGTGATCCATCATGACACTTCCCGTGCCAATATTTTTGCTACGAACCGACTTTTCCAGCAGCATTTCGTGAGTAATAGAGCCATCTGCAATTACAGCTGGATCGCCCTTTTCTCCCTTTGGCCCCTGTGGTCCTGCTTCCCCTTGAGGCCCTTGTTCTCCTGTGTCTCCCTTATCGCCTTTCGGACCTTGAGGACCAGTTTCTCCTTTTTCACCTTGAGGGCCCTGTGGTCCGGTTTCCCCTTGTGGTCCTTGAGGGCCCGGGTCACCTTTTAATCCTTTCACATAGACAGGGTTATCCTCACTGTTTTCTTTTAGATAAACAGGTGTGATTGCTTTACCGTCAGCCCCCTTTTCTGATGATGTTTTTACTCCGCCACTCTCATAAAGATAATCTTCTGCCATTTTCGCTCATCCTTTTCTATTATATTTTTCATTCAGTTGCAGCTGGTTCTGTTTTCGCTGTCTCTAATGCTTTCAATCTATTTTCTAAACTTGAAAGTCTTTCTGTGATAGCTGAATTCAAGTGCTCTTCCATTACGCTTCCGGTGCCTATATTGTTGCTGCGGACTGACTTATCCTGCAGCATTTCATGAGTTACACTGCCTGCACCCATTTCGGCTTGATTTCCGCCGCCTAATGAAATTTCCTGACCATCTTTCATTACAGTTCCGCCATCAATGGCTAAAACACCGCCAATGACGGTACGATCCCCGCCATCAGTGGTGTAATTTTTAGTTACTCGCATAATAACCCTCCTTTATTACTCAGTAGGCAACGTCAATTGACCATACACGACCGCCTCAGAATCCCACAGTTTGACGTCTTCACGCTCAATTGCGCGCACTTTAGTTGTATTTGTCTCAAATGCACCGGCACCGACATCGGTAGAGGCAATGGATTGTTGCTGACGGTCAAATAATACAATTGCTTCTTTAAGGTCACCGACAATAACAGGTGCTTTTCCTGATTTCGTTTTTAATACCTTGTTTGGAATGACTACTACCCGACGGCCAAATAACATTTTGTTTGTCGGTTCAGAAGGAATATCTTTAAGCAGATATTTACCGTCTGCATCCTTTAACTGATCAAGATAGTTAAATCCGTCTTGGTTAGTCATGATAATTGCGTTTGGTGATATTGCTGGATCAAGCGTTACGTTTAAAGTCTTTTTGATAGCATCCAGACCTTTAAATTCGGTCTTTTTCAAATTATCAAGAATCGCTAAAATCAAAGCATTACGAGTTGTGATTGATTTCTTCACAAACCACTTAGCAACATAGGCCATGATTGCTTGATCTGTGTCTTGAAGCAATGTATTTGAAAGTGGCAATATACCGGCATAATCCACAATGTTATAGGAGAGTTTCGAGAATTTCGGTTGATCCGTTTCTTGAATCTCGTCCATTTCTTCAAGAACTGCAAACGGAGTCAAATCACTATTTTTTTCAAGCATCCGACTTCCAGAACGAGTTGCAACTGGCTCAACAGTCACGTATTGCTCCAGCTGATGCACTTGCTCCCGTTTTAACTCTTTGATTAGTCTAGAAATATCTTCCGGGATCAGGATGCCGCCGTCTTCTTCATTTTTTCCGGACATTGCCCGAAACTCTTCGCTTTCAAAAAGATCACGTTCCTCATCACTCAAACGCTTACCGCGAAGAGACTTCATGAATGCTTGAGCGAACATCTTTTGACGCTCCTCTTTCGCTCCTGTATCACCTGTCCTACCTTCTGGATTCCGTTCCTGCTCCGGCACAAAATTCACACCGCCCAGCAAGTCAGGCACATCAAGAGAACGCCCTTCGGTCATCAAGTCGATTTGATTCTTGAGCTGCTTCACTTCATCAAGCAAGGCACGCGCTTGATCGGTTTTTCCCTCCTGCAGCGCCTTGTCTGCTTGCTGCTTCTTTTCAGTAAATTGTTGCCTTAATTCAATTTCTTTTTTGCTCATTTGCATTGGCATATAGGTTTCCTCCTTATTTAGACACAAAAAAAGACCTTACTCCGGGAGTACAAGGTCAAGTAGTTCCAATTCCATTTTTAATGTTTCATCTGATGCGTCGCGGCTCTCCTTCAACTGCTCCACTTTTTCTAAACTGCGGGCGCCCACGACAGCCTCTGTATCACTGTAGGCCGGCGTTGTGACAAGAGAAATATCAAAAATACGATTGATTCTATTGATTCTTCTCTCATAGATGTCCTCGTCTTCATTCAGCCGCCATTCGTCCGCGTCTGCGTCACCATAATCGAGTGAAAAAGCAAAAGAGCATTGATTAATAACACCACTGCGGACATTTTCCATTAAATCACGCGCGTATGACGTGTCTGAGGGCTTAAATCTGAATTTGAGACCTATTCCATCTATTTCAAGGTCTAGACGCCCAGAATCGCCTGAGACAGTATTTCTCGCCAAAGGAAAGTCTTGCTGATGATTAAAAAGGGCAATAACGTTTGAAAAATCGGCTGAATCGAGTGCATTCCTGCTAATAATCTCCTTGAACCACCCCAGACGCTCTGACCATTTTTCAAATTTCAAAGCGTATCCTTCGATAAATTCGCTTTGCCCTTCACCTTCTGAACGTATTTCAATGGGTGTTGTTAACTGCCGGACCTCTTTATCCTTCATTCTTGATGTCACCCCCTTTCACGGCACCGCCAGCTTTAAGGCGCTGATATTCTTCTATGAAATCAAGGAATACATAATTTAAGCTTGATATATACTTATCACCGTTTTCAATAGGGTTGCGCTCAAGCAATTCTCTGATTTCGTCTTTATTCAGCACCCCTGTTTCATGCAGTGTTTTCAAATACTCCGCCTGCGTCTTACTGTCGCCGCGCAGCTCGCTGTCTATATTGAATTTCACGTAATGGCCGCTTTTCTGATCATGATCTAAAAACAATTTCACATTAAGCTCTTGTTCAAAATTCACGATCCATGGCTGCAGTGTGTTCCTAACATATTCAATAGACTGATGTTCAATATTTGAAAATGTTGCTTTATCCAATTCGTTTAGCTTATGCAACGGCACTTTATAAATCATGGAAATCTGGGCTTTGTTAAACTTCATGGACTCAACGAATTGAGCTTCTTGTAGAGGCATGGAAATAGATTGATATTCCAAGCCGTTATCTATGATGGCGATATTTTCACCTTCGTTTACCCGTTTCCACTCTTTGCGCACGTTCTCTTTTGGTTTTTCATCCAAGAATGCCGGGACTTTCAAAATCCCCCGAGGTGTTGCCTCGTTTTTGTACAGTTTAGCGTTATATTTTGTGGCAGCCGCTTGCGCCCCGATATGTTCCCTCACTACCCCTATGGGCGATTTTCCGTGTATGCCATCTGTAGACAGTCCTTTAAAATGCAGCACTTCATGATCATACAGCTCCATGGTCTTTCCATTGACCACCGTTTGATACCACAACATGCCTGTTGTTGGATGAACATAAGCATTTGTAAAATCAGGTCGTAATGGGATTAACGCTTCTGGGAAACCATGTGACCCGAATTGTATATAGGAAAATGCATTTCCCCAAGTCAGAACATGAGTCATCATGAGTTTTTTCCATGTGAAGGCTGTCATGTAAGGATTAGGCCGAGCATAAACAGCATGCGCTGACTTATGATCAGGTTTTCGCTCTATGCCTACGTCCGTTTTTCTATAAGTGTGAATTGGCAGTTTTGCAATATCATCAGACAATACATTCACACATGCAAATATGTCCGGATGCACAAGTGAATTACTTTCACTCACTCTTTCACCGCTTGCTGTTTTCCGACCGCCGAACATGTTTAATAAAATATTATTAAAACCATCTTCACTATCTGACGAATCCGAACGCTTCTCAAATATCCGATCTATTAACAACTATTTCACCTCGCTTTCTTGGTTAGAAGATAGGCGTAAAACATAAAAAAGACACCCGTCAAAATCAGACCGATGTTTGTATTCCATCTATAAGCAGCTGTCAGGATAAAGGCGACACCCGCCACAAACAGTAAATCGTTTAGTATTAACATGAAAAAAGAGAACACTTTCTTCATTCCGATCACATCCTAAAAACTGAAATTTCCCGATCCAAAGTGCTCATTCAAATCAACTCTTCCACTATTACCGAAGTACATCGCACGGGCATACGCATTTATAACCGCTGCAATAGGGTCAATCCTTTGCGGGGATTTCGCTTTATCCAGCATGATATTTTCCTGTGGATCAATTTTCATGATCGCGTTATTGATAGCCCATGCTAAAACTGGATCATCACCGTGTATGACTTTCCCCTCATAAACATTTTCACGAAAGCTCTTAGTTGGTAATGAAAGATGATTTATTCTTTGCGGCATCTCAACAGTCGTAAGCCCTTTTGATTCAAGCCGTTGAGCTAAATGAAGAGCGTTCCATTTGTCATATACGATCTCTTGTGGCCGAAAACGATGTTTATGAATGAATTCCATGATCCATTGTTCGACTCGTTGATAATCAACCGCTTCCCCTGCCGTGTACGTGATGTAACCCATCTCCTTCCACAAGTCATATGGCACCTTATCGGTGGCCATTTTTTCTTTTGCTCGCGCCTCCGGCATAAAGGAATGTTGACCAACGTAGAACAAGCCCTCCTGCACGGCCACATATCCAACGGATGTTAAGTCTGTAGTCATGGACAGATCAAGCCCCAGATAAACTGACATGCCCTGCAGATCAGGAATGTCGCCGCTGCATGCCCGCCATTTTGTCATGTTCATATATCCATTATCCTTTTGATCAACCCACCGATTCATATTTTTAGTCAAGAAGCTTCTCATTTTCTCCGGAACTTCCAGCGCTACTTTAAGCGCAGCACGCAAAGACTCCATGCCCTCTGGATACGTTGCAACAATTGGATTGGCTTTAATCCAGTTTGATTCGTCTTTTATATCGTCCTCTGGATCAAGCTCACAGATCATCACAAAATAATCATCATTCTCCGTGTCAATGTCTGGATCAAGGATTTTACTTGTATATTGATATTCCCTGAAACACGGCCTTTTTATATGAAAGCCGGCTGTCGTAATAACAGCCATTAACGGGCTGCGACGCGCGACCATACCACTGTCAAGAACATCATATATTTCACTTGTTTCATGAGCATGATATTCGTCTACTATCCCAATAGATGGGTTTTTCCCGTCTCCTAATTTACGGGCTTCCCGAGATAAAGGCTGAATGATGGAGTTTGTCTTGTATTTTTTTACTCGCCCATTGGCTGAAGAGTATTTCCCTTTCAGTATGGGCGCATGATGCAGCTGTTCGAGTATGGCTTGATAAACCTCATCGGATTGTTCTCTGGACCAGCCGGCGATAAATACCCGGTGTTTTTCTTGTGTCGGAAAAATCTCGTATGACGCCATTAAAGCAAGAAACTGCGATTTCGCATTTTTACGGGCCAACTGGATATAAACTTTTCTGAAACGCCGAGCACCGTTTTCTTTTTTATAGAAACCGTAGATATTAGCCGCTATAAAAAGCTGAAAGTCTGTAAGCTCAATCGGCTGTCCGGAAAGAATCCCTTCGACGTGTCTGAATTGCCGCGCCCATTCATAAAAATCAACAACAGCCTCGGCATCAAAATAATAAGGACAGTCATCATCTGCAAGGCGTTCAACATCTCGAAAAAAGCGCTCAACCGCCCATCTGTGCTTTTTGCTTGCCTTGATTTCACCAGAACGGATTTTCTCAGCGTATGACCATACCCGTTCAATGAGAATTTCGGCATTAATCTCTTGCATTACATGCGGCCCCCGAACCGTTCTTCCTCTTTTGACTTCGGTTTCCCATCATCTTTTTTCGGGATGACAAGTCTACAGCGAGAGGAAATGGTCAGCCCTAAATCACTGGAAGCTTGCCGGCATTGTTTAAACAGCTTGTCTTGGTTTATCAATAGTTCAGAATAGTCATCATTGGGAACAAGTTTTTCTTCTTCTCCTATTACATTGCCTTCATCGTCAAATTTTCTAACGATCACTGTTTTCATCGGCCCCCGTTCAAGCAATTGCTCTGTTACTTGCAAATATAATTTCCGGGCAAACAAAAAACGGGCAAGCGCATCAATATCTAAATTGGTCATAATCCCGATGTTTTTTAGCTCGTCCGCTATCTTTTTAAACTCTCTTTTTAAGTCTTTTGGCAAATAAGAAGGAGCTTTCACTTTGTCGTTTGGTGCCTTTATTTCCTGTTCTCGACGTTCTTCAATCTCTTGCTGTGTCAGGTGTTTCTTCCCTTTCACCAGTAGCAAATCAACAGGTTGCCGCGGTCTAGCCATTCCCTCACCTCCTTCCGAATTTTCATTTAGGGAATTTTTCAAAATGGGGAGGGGAGCGCGGTCTCCGCCGTTCACCCCTCAGAGATTTTAGGGTGGGGGGTGCTCATTTCCTCTTTCAACTGCAGCATTGCGGCTTCTAATTTCTTTTGTGCTTCTTTTAATTTCTTTGTATACAGATCGAATGCTGTTTCCTTTTTCATCGTTACACGAAGAGCAAACAGTTTCTTTACCTTCTGTTGCATGCGTCTTATGTCAGCATTGGTATAATAGGATGTATACTCAGTCCGACATCGAGGACACTTGATATAATGCTCACGGATGCCGTCGTCATGCTTCCTGACCTTTGAGCATCCTTTGACCAAGAGCATTGTTCCACATTCATCACACATGCATGTTTGATGTTCTGTTCCCAAATCCTCCATCCTCCTTCGCTGTCTTTCTACTGTGGCACGGTGCACATAAGGGCTGCCAGTTGCCTGAGTTCCAAAAGAGTTTCATGTCGCCTTTATGCGGTTTGATATGATCGACTACTGTTGCCGGCACCTGTCTACCTTCCATCATGCAGGATACACAGAAAGGATGCTTTGACAGGTAGCCAAGACGTGCCTGCCTCCACTTGCTGTTATATCCACGCTTTGCAGCGGACTCCCGGTGCTGATCATAGCCCAGCTTGGTTCGCTTGTGCTGTTCACAGTAGCTCTCTCTTGTTAGGTTAGGACAACCGGGTTCATTGCAAGGCTTTAATGATTTTTGCATAAAATACCTCCATATAAAAAAGCGCCCTTCATGAAGTGCACCCCAAATTTTAGACACAGTCTAAAATTTGGAGGTGCTTTTTCTTTTGGCTAAATTTAAAAACGAAGAAAAAATCAACGCGGTCTTACGCTATATAAACGGCAACGAGAGTTTGCTTGGGATCGCAAATCATATTGGAGTGCATAAAAGGGTACTCCAATATTGGGTGAGAAAATATCAATATCACAGTGAAAAAGCGTTCTTAAAGTCATATACAAATTATCCAGTCCAATATAAACTAGACGTACTTGACTATATGAATGAACATGGGACGTCTATCTTAGAAACAGCTGCGATATTTAATTTGCCTTCTGACTCAACGCTTTGGAACTGGCAGCACGTAGTACAAACACAAGGAGCAGACGCCCTCAAAACAAAGAAAAAGGGGCGTCCGTCCATGAAAAAGAAAACAGGAAAGCAAGCACCAGCTATAGGATCAATAGAAGCATTACAGGCGGAAAACGAACGGTTGCGTATGGAGAATGAGTATTTAAAAAAGTTGAATGCCTTAGTTCAAAACAAGGAACAATCACCAAACAAGACAAAGCGCAAGTAGTCTATGATTTAAGGCATAAGTATCCGGTGAAAGCACTTCTCAGGCTCGCAGGTATCCCACGCAGCACCTACTATTACTGCGTAAAGCATTTTGATCGCCCTGATCGAGATGCCGACATAAAAAAGATGGTTCAGCTTATTTTTAAAGAACATCAAGGCCGGTATGGATACCGCCGTATTCGTGATGAACTAAAGAATCGGGGACGAAAGGTCAATCACAAGAAGGTGCAGCGCATCATGAAAGCCCTCGGACTAAAATGTATGATTCGAAAGAAGAAATATCGTTCATATAAAGGAACAACCGGCAAAGTGGCGCCTAACATTCTAGCGCGCAACTTTAAAGCTGAAAAGCCAAATGAAAAATGGGTCAAGGACATGACGGAGTTCAAATTATTTGGGCAGAAGCTGTACGTATCGCCCGTATTAGATCTGTTTAATGGTGAGATCATTACCTATACGATTGGTTTAAGGCCTGTTTATTCTCTTGTTTCGGTGATGCTTGATCAGGCATTCAAGCATTTGAAAGATGGGGACAAGCCCATTATGCATTCCGACCAAGGCTGGCATTACCAAATGAAGCATTATAGGCAAGCCTTAAAAGAACGCGGGATTACACAAAGCATGTCCCGAAAAGGCAACTGTTACGATAACGCAGTGATCGAGAATTTCTTCGGCATCCTAAAGTCTGAATTTCTGTACCTAAAAGAATTTGAAAGTATCGAACACTTAAAGCAAGAACTTGAACGATATATTGACTACTACAATCAAAAACGAATAAAGGCAAAACTAAAAGGCATGAGTCCGGTACAATACCGAACTCATGCCTCAAAAACTGCCTAATGAAAACCCGTGTCTAACTTTAGGGGGTCACTTCATTCAAAGGTACGCTTTTTTTGCACCACAAACTTTCATAAAGAGTTTTTTGCTTTATTGTTTAATAATCTATCAAGCTGTTGTATATCAAGTGAATCATTGCTTAAACCAAGTTCTTTTCTCATTAGTAACATAACATCATAAAATAATCGCAACTTTTTAGTATCACTTAGATCCAATTCACCAATGTTTAGAAACAAATCAATAATTTCTTTGTTACAAATTAAAGTTACTTTCATTTTTATTGCAAGTAAATCACTGGCCAGGGCCATCTTATCAGAAGCTTGCGCTCTTACAGATGAAGATATTATCTGAACGAACTCCAAATACAAATCATATTTTTTGTCAAAAATTCTTCTTTTCGTCTCAGCCTTAGTTGTTAGGATATGACTTAAGGCTGCAGTTAATATGACCACAATTATTGGAATAATAATAAACCTCAAAAAATCCCAATTCACTATTACGACACCCTTTCTATTCCGACAAAGCCTTTATATATTTTACTTTTATTATCTATTACCATATTACATCATGGAAAACAAAATGTTGTGCCGTTATCCTGCCACATTTATGCCATTTACATTTTGTTCTTGTTGAGTGTACTTATATGCTGCATTTTTTTAAAGTTAGGTGTTTGATATTGATCCCACCAAAACAAAAGACGTTCATCTTCAGGTAATTTTTCATCTATTGCCACAACAAAATCAACACAATCCTGACAAATACTACATACTTTGTCTTGTGTTAAATTCAGTAACGGTTGCAACTGGGACATTTGATTTGATTCATCTATAAACGCAGATGCATGAACGAATCTATTCCTTAAATTATTGTGTTTTGTGTATCTATTGAAAAGTGTTTTGACTTCTTCATCCTGAGCTATTTCATTATGCAACTTGAATATTAATTTTTTGATTATATCAGTATCGTCTACCTTACTTTTTTTTAAAAAGCCAGCAACCTTCTCATTTCCATTCTTAGATTCATCTGCCTTTATATTATAAAAATAATAATAAAGGTAGGATTCCACAAAAGTTATAGCTAAAATAATTAAAAATCTTGAATTTGAATTTATGCTGTATTCAAGTTCTTTTATTTCTCCCCTTTTTTCTTCTTTTTCCATTGAAAAATGAATTTCCCTAAACTTAGAACTTTTATTGACAAAGTCATTCCATGAATTTATCAAATCGATATAATTATAGTATTCAGGAAGTGTAGGGGTAGCAAAATGATATATATTTATGTCAATCCAATGATGACTCTTTAATTGATATTGCCCTGAATAAAGAAGTTTAAAGTCATATAAATTTTCAACTTCTGAATATAAATAAAGTCTTTTTTTCTTAGCGATAGATTCATTTATAAACCTTCTTAAAAATCCAGTAACTTCATTTACATAATTACTATCTCTCAAATCAAAAAAGTAAAAAGAGCTATCTATTTTTTCTAACAACTCTTCATACATCTCTACTGTTGCAACTCGGTTGCAGTAGTCGTACTTTTCATTCATATCATAAGCTAACTTATAACAATCTGTTCTATAGAATGCCCCATTATGAATAATCTCACCAAATACCCCACACAATAGCAGTTTATAAATCTTTCTAGAATCTCTATTAAATTTTTTTATAGTTGATCTAGATACCAAATCTTTTAGAATTTCAAGCAATGCTTCATCCATTTTTTCATGTATATTTTCCATACTACACCCCCTTTTAATTTTAATATATTTCCAATTCATAATCTATACCAATTACCCATATGTTTTATACTGTGCAACCCGTCGAACTGAGCCAACCCCTTGTCCTCTCTGTTTTTAACCAATACCCCTAAAATGAATTACACGCCTGTTATTTTTGAGGAATTGACGAAAAATGCAAAGAAAAAGGCCCATCCTTGTTGTTTTGGATGAGCCTGGTTATATTTTGAATTTCTTCATAGCGTTGTTCATGGCGTCTTGATTGATTCCAATATACCGCAGGGTTGTCCGTTGGTCTGAGTGATTAAATATCTCCTGCAGCATGGCAACGTCCTTTGTTTGTTTGTAAAAGTGATAACCAAATGTTTTCCTCAATGTATGGGTTCCAATATCGTCTAAACCTACATACTCAGCAGCCACCCTGAGAATCTTGTATGCCATCGACCGGGATATTGGCTTGTTAATCCCTTCACGGCTTTTAAAGAGAAACTCATGATCCTCTTTCCCTTCGATATAGGCTTTAAATTCTCTTTGAAGAGCTGGTGTCATGTCGATTCTCTTTTTCTTTTTCGTTTTCTTTTCTATGAGATTGAAGTATGGCCGTTTAGCGTCTCTTACTCTCAGCTGCAGAATATCCGATATGCGGAGCCCTGAATTGATACCGGTCACAAATAGCATGTAATTCCTCATGTTTTGCTCTTTTAAAAACCTCTTGATGTAGAAGATACATTCCGGATCACGTATAGGCTGAACAAAATTCATTAAGAAGCTGCCCCTTTCTTGTAGACTTCTTCTCTTAGAGCAAATGCCAGCCGGTAGAGAGCTTTTACTTTCACACGATAATAGCTTCGCTGGCTCAGACCCATTTCTGCATACACTTCATAATCGTACATTTCTTCCTGCTTCATATAGAGCATGACAATGATCTGCCGTTCTCTTTGAGAAAGCCGGTTAACAGCCCTTTGAATCCTTTTTAAGAATTTGTCACGCTGAATCTCCCAATCAAGACGCTTTAATGCTGCCTCTTCTGTTGAGGAATGAAACTCATTCGTGATACTTGGCGGAACAATGCTGTAAGTAGGTGTAACTTTTGGCAAAAAATCATCTGGTACCTGTAAGAGATATAACCGGTATTGATCCAGCAGCTTCTCTGCTTTTAATTTAGTCGCTTCTTCGTCAATCTGAGGAATGTTTAATGTTAATTGATTCATATTTTTACCCTCCCGTTTATTTGCGTCTTAAAGCCCCGCCTTTGCCTCTTTCCAATGTTTTCCTATATTAGGCCCATCATTTGCCGCCAAAACCGTTCAGAACGCTCCTGCTCGTTTTTATTGGGCTTTTTCTTCCTCTTCTTCATGATGTCCCTCCGCTCAAATAAAAAACGGACACCAACCAAGTACAGATTTCTCTGTACAGTGATTAGTGTCCGCAGGCGTCTCCATCTTGGACTTAATTGCTTTTATTGTTTTGTTCTAAATCATATTTGTAAGTTGTTAACTTCCATAAATCTTTATTATAATTTCTAAGATGTAATGGAGGATTTGGTGGATCGTTCAATATTTTTAATTCCGTCGGTTTTATTTTCTCGGTATCTTTTAACTTTTTTAGCTTCTCCGTGTTAATCTCAAAGCATTTCAACACATCAACATTATCCTTATTAATTTCTTTCAGAATCTCAAAAACTTCTTTTTTCTCTTTTTTATATTCTCCCCTTGCTCCCCATCCAATTATGATTAAATCAGCTTCAATGCACAGCTTTTTAATATAGAATCGATTTTTCTTAATATATATTTCCGAGTTTTTGACCAGCTTTTTTGGTCTTAAACTTTTATATGGAAACAGGTTTAAAAAGGTTATCGAACCATATCCTTCTTCAACGGCGTAATTTGTAGCATTCATTACTGTTCTATCTGTAATTAAAGCACCCGCTATATTTGGGTTTAGCAGAATGAAAGTTATGTTTTTATCAAGGTTATATTTCTTCGCTTCTAGCGGTTCATAATTTAAAGTTTTTTTAAATAAAATCTATAATTCTTGCATTTAGAATAACAGGCTATTGTTTCAATTTTCGCATCTTCATAAACTTCAGCAGTCATTTAATTCCTACCCCTTTTCAATTTCTTATCGTCACACTATACATATTTATATCAAACAATGCCAACAAAGGGGCGTACAACGTTGATAAAGGCCAAATTTGAATTTCTGTAATAACTGCCTTGTTAAAGTTGTAAAGAAGCCCTTGTTTATGCATTACTTCCTCCGTAGCACACTAATGCACCTGTTTAGGGCAGCATATATTCAAACAAAATACTTTTTAATCAATATTTAACATAATTTAACCTTTATTTTTTGTTATAATTTTATTGTTTAAGGAGGTGACACAATGATAGGGAAACTAAAGGGTGCTTTTCTCGAGTTGGGTATATTAGTTCTCTTACTTTCAGCATTGGGTATTAGTCTAGTTAAATAACGATTGTTGACAATAACTCTGTCCCGCCGCCACAGAGTTAAACCAAAATACTTTTTCTCCGATAATGTAAAATTCTCGGGAATCCTACCCTCTTCTCCCTATTCCCAGCCGACTGCGATTGCAAAGAATAAAACCAAAACCATCGCCCCGATTAGCCAGCCATTTGTCTTATCACGCTTTGCAATGATTGTTTCATCACCGATCATTTTCAGATCGTCTGACTTTGCCACGAGCACCGGTATGTAATCTGGATGCACTTTCAAATATTCAGCAGCCTGCTCAACTGTCATTGCTTCGTCTTTCGTGGCTTTGACTGCCCGCTGAAGCTCGACTTGTAAAGGAATCATTCTGCTTCCTCCTCGCAAAAGCATTCACTTTCTTTTTCGCGGCAATCTCCACAAATTTTTTCGACCTGCCAACCCTCAAAGCTATACTGTGGCATAGAATAATAATCTTTACCGCAGTTCGAACACGTTACAGTTCCATCGCTGTCCGCATCCCAGTTGGCATAACACTCTTCTTCTATGCAACCGCAGTACGGGGGGCAAATTTGTTTATATGAATTCATTTCACATCACCCTCCAATACATTTTGAGCAACTTGTATCGCAAAATTGAGATTGGTAATGATCTTTTCCAATGCCTGTTTGTATCGTTTCCTATCCCCGCTAAGATGCTGAATCTCCTCCCGAGCCTGTCGGAACTGATAAACCGTTACTTCCTGCTGGCGCTTGTTTTCCTCAATAATCTCCTGCTGCTTCACAGACAGTTCAGTCCGATCAATCAGAAAGTCAATATGCTCTTTAATCATCCAATATTGATCTGTTGGCTTAGCATTTTCATAGCCTTTTAGTTTTGAAATACTCGCTTTAATTTCCTGCAATTTATCCATGCCCGTTCCTCCCATATCGCAGAGAGGACTGGCCCCTCTGCGTCACATTTTATATCCGATCTCAAAATCAATTCTTGAAAGATTGCCTTTTGATGTTTGCACGATAGTTTTCCCGTGCTCCGGCATTTCCGTTAATTTGAATGATCTATTGTTTCCGTCAATCACAATGACGTAATTTTTATCATCTTCAATTTGATTAATTAACTGTTCTAGATTTTCTATATGTTTTGGACAGTTCACTGTAAACGCCCCCGTATGGTATAATAAAAGTGTCTAGTTTTTATTGTTTACCATACGGGAACGGCTGATCAGTTGGCCGTCACATCCAATCGTTCAACGGGAAAACTTGCAGCTTCGTCTGTGGTTCTTCTGTTGGGATGATTGGATGTTTTTTTATATACTCCAAACGCTCCTCTTCCGTCATAACCCATGTAATGACTTCCCCATGCTGACGTAAGTCTTTATTTTCTGTCATGCCCTCGCCTCCTTATTCTTCGTTTAATTGTTTGATGCGCAGATTGTAAAGCGTCTCAATTTCATCGTCTGACTGGCGTTCCAGAAATGCTTTTCCGTATCCACCCAGAATAGTGAGCCATTCAATCAAGTGCTGGCCTTCTGTCCATTCCAACGGTCTCCGCTCCCTTCTTGATCAATAATTGCATCGCAGCATTTTTATAGTCAGCCGGGCATTCTTCATACCGCACAATGATCATAAGCTGGTGAATGGTTGCTTTCTCAAAAGGGAAGGCGCTGCCTGATAAGATCATGCTCTGTCGCATCCTTTCCGAGAAGTCCGTTTTTCCGCGGATCAATGAAACCTTTGCCCGCTTGATCAATGATCAGGAATATCACTTCATCAATGTCTCTATTAAGCCGCTTTGAAATCCAGATGATAGAATCATTGGCTTCCCACATTTCACGGAATCGCTTGATCTCCCAATCATTCCAGACGAAGTTTTTTTCGATGAATGGAATATACACCGGACTATCCTGCACGAACCGCCGCAAATTATCTTTTTTATCTCTCAGATGCTTTCTCCTGATGGAGATTCGCTTATTCGCATTTAACCCGTAGGGACGTGGCGGAAGCACGCGGCCTCTTGCAAAGTCTACGATCAGCAAAATGATTTCATCCGGCTTTCTGTTCAGCAGCTCAGCAATGTCATAAATGGATTTGCCGTCGTACCAGTAATCAACAACCTGACGCATTTGCACCAATGACCATTCAAAATTAAGGTCAGTCAAAGCGATTTCTAACCGATCAGCAAGAACCGCAACGCTCATGCCAAACACTTCCTTACCGTCCCGGTATACCGATGAACAATGATCAATCTCTGCTCATGCTGCAGGTTTTTAGAAACCAGCCAGTTATTTGGATTCAAACCGTTTTGCTTGATAATGTCCTTTTGCGAGCGTGTTGGGCGTTTACCGTGTTTCACACTACATTCCTCCTAGAGTTTTGATAGTCTGCTATTTTCTGATCAATGTGAGCAATAAGATTATTAATCTCTTTTTTGCGTTCAGCGTCAGTAAGCTTCCGTTCTGGCTTGAGCTCCCAAACGCCGGGCATCACTGCTTGTACCACTTGTTTCCCCCCCTTTAATTCAGCAGAGCTGGTTTCTTACGCCCTTTGTCCTTTTGTTTCTCGACAAAATCAATCTGTTCAAGATGGGCTGTAAGGCGGTTGACGGTCTTTCTGTCATAAAGCTTTGCTAAAGCAACGCCGGTAAGATTTGTTGTCACTATCGTCACCTTGCCTTGTCTGCCAGTAGAGACGCCATACCAAACTCTTGAGATGAAATCAGGCGCCGCCCTGTTCTCATTATCTGTGTCGCCTACTTCGCTCCCTAAGTCATCAATGACAAGGTAATCGACTCGTGTAAGCAGCTCGATTGCCTTGGACTCCGTAAGCTTTTCAGAATCATCTTTGAAAGAACTTTTAATACGCCGCATAAGTGCGTCACTATTAACGAAAAGTGCTGATTTTGCATACTCTTCTGAACTCTTTTTGTTCAGTTCTTTCAGAGCTGCTATTGCCAGATGACTCTTTCCGGCATTGGATTCGCCAGTTAGAAATATGTTCATGACCACGCCCGCTCTGATCTGATCAACCAGTTCAAACATCCGGCGTTTGTTCTGTGCATCCTCATTGTTATAACAGTGAAAGGTTTCAAATGTTGCCTGTACAAGAGTTGGATCAGCAATAAGTGAATGTGTAGAAAGAACCTTTCTCTCTACCTGCCGGCGCCATGCCTCGGCTTCTTGTTCGATCTCCTTATTGCGCTGTTCCCTTTCGCACATTGGGCATTTTACTGAGCCGTCATGCAGCTTCATCAGTTGAACAGGATAAGGCTTTTCTTCGCTGCTGATAATTCTTGTATGTTTATTGCAGTAGACAGGATTTCCAGCTTCATCAGTATGGAATGTCATCCTCCGAGATATTTCGCCCTTGACTGCGGCTGCCCGCTTCCTTGTGATTTCCTCCATGTGATAAGCCTCCTTTTTGGTATAATGTTCCTATCGTTTAGATAGGAGGTGAAATTATGAAACTAAATCATGATTGCGTTCGATCATTATTGCTAGAATTCGAAAAAAAACTCGGATTAAATGACACTATTTATTTAGAACAAATCAAGTCCTTTGAGACTTTTCAAAATTATGGAGAAGATCAAACTCTTTATTGTATTCTTAAACTCCTTGAAGCTGAGTTATTAATAGGATCAAAACAATATGCAGATGATAAGATAATATTCATCGGTATATCTTCCATTTCTTTTTCTGGTCACGAATTTCTAGACAATATTAGAGATGATGGTATTTGGAAAAGCACAAAAGAAAAGGTTTCAAAACTTGCTAGCGTGTCATTACCAACTTTGTCTCAAGTTGCTGCTGCGTTTATTAAGTCAAAAATCGGACTATAATTTTATTGGTTTTGCTCATCAATAAATTTATTTAAGTCTTTTAGAAACCTATTGAACTTTTCAACATTTGAATTGTGACTAATGAATAAGAATTCAACCTTTAAGGAACTTGTTAGATTATCAGTTTGATTTGCACTGATCCTTTGCTGTTTAATTTCATAACCAGCAATACCGACTGAGTGGAAAAGCTTTTGACCAACCTCTGTTGCCGCAGGGGTTGAGTTATTTTGTTTGTCCATTTGTTTCTCCTCTCAAGTGATATCAGTTTTATACAGAATGCGATGACCTAGACAGGATTGCTGTCCTCATCAGTAAGGAATGTCATCCTCCGAGATACTTCGCCCTTGACTGCGGCTGCCCGATCCCTTGTGATTTCCTCCATGTGATAAGCCTCCTTTTTGGTTTAGATAAGACTCGAACTTTGTACCGAACAATGTTTCAGGACGTAAAAATCTATTCATAGCAGGATCATTGAGCCATTCCTCTGTTTTTACTAGAATGACATGTTTAAAATCTTCAAAGCGAAAACCTTCGTTCCAGCGTGCCTTGATGTCTTTTTTTGTTTTAGGTGTAGTATGCCGGTATCGTGTACCCGCTACTTTATTCAATAGATCAATGATCAGTTTGTATGGAATCTCTTCTTTTTCTTTTTTTGAAGAAGATGCGCCGTCGGGTTTACCCGACAATATATCTTTATCTAATTCTTTATCTATATCTAATTCTTTATCTATATCTGTTGCGTGACTCGGCGTGACTTTTTCCGTGACGTCACGTGACATACTTTTATCCACAGATAAAAGCTTTTGCTTATCCCTTTGTCTCTGCTTTCTTATCCTGTTTTGCTCCCTGATTTCTTCCAATCTGTCAAGATTTTGATACTTTTCCCAATTTGAAATTGAAATGTAATTGTCATCAGTAATGTCAATCATTCCAAATTGTCTAAACGTTTGCAGAGCAAGCCTTACTGTACCCAAAGGACGTCCAAAAATAGCTGCAAGCATTTCTTCTGTATAAGGTATGTTTTCGCTTAAATAAATGTATCCAGAAGCATTGGTTTTCCCAGCTTGAGAAAGTAATTTGACCCAAATAATTAAAATCGTATCTGATTCAGGCATTTGCTCTATTAACTTAATTTTTTCATCCTCAAACATCTGAGTGCTTAACTTGATCCACTTAACCTCAGACATTTTGTTCAATCCTTTCCGACTTAGTTAAAGGCCAGGGCGATCTCTTTCCGTTAACGATGACTGTTCCCAATAGATTGTCAGCTCTTTCACTTCGGATAACCTTTCCGTCTTGAGAAAGAATTTTATCCAAAGCTTTTTGATGAGTTGACTCAGATTCACTGATCACTAAATGAAATTTGTTATTTTGCCAAACATGACTTACTAAGAACATTTCATCCAATCCTTTCCGCTCTAGTGCAATTTTTTTGAGCAATCCACGCCTCGACTGCACGCCGCGAAAACCTCTGTTGTGTTTTTCCTGAACCGGGCCGCCCTGGCAGCTCAAATACCGGAAAATCTGGCTGACTAAAATATAATTCTTCTGCTGTTCTGGCTGTGCATTTCAAGATCCCCTCATACACTTCTTTTTTAGTCAGAAGTTGATCTTGAGAGGACAAAACCGAAATCATTTCTTGAATTTTAGGAATCAAAGCCGCACTCACATTTGCAATTACATCATTTGTAATTCTTTCGATATCTGATTGTTCGAGTTCAATTTTCATATTGTTCCTCCAAGTATTTTTTATTTCCTCACAGGAAACTAAATGTTAAAAAAAATGACTCATTGGAATATTTAATTTGCGGGCTATTTTTTCTATACTTGTAATACTTGGGTTTACTTTCCCGTTTTCAATCTTCGAAATATATGATGCTGAAAATCCAAGTGACCCTGCAAACTCTCTGAGTGTCTGCCCTTTTTGCGTTCGAATTGCTTTGACTCTGTTTCTGAATTTCGAGATATTCATTTATTCACCTCTCTCATCAGTTTCCTGTGTGGAAACTAAGAAAACTATAACACCTTATCTTGGAATTGACAACCCCTCTCTTACGATAATTTGTATACTATTTGTCAACACAGGTGTTATAATGTCTATAATACAGGTGATAAAACTAATTAGATATTTTACACATAAAAAACTTTTAAATGGCGAAATAAGGTGATTATTTGAATAAGAATATAGGTGCCAATATAAAAAATTACGTGAAGAAAAAGGTTATGGTTTAGTTCAAGCAGCTGAAGGCATAGGAATATCACGAGGTTATTTATCTAAGTTAGAAAAAGGTACGCAATATCCATCTGTTAAAACAATAGATAAGATTGCCGAATTTTTTTCTGTTGATCGTTCTTACTTTTTTACTGATCTTGACAACTTGGATCAATTCTCGGAAGCTGAAAGAGAAATTACTTTCGAGCGTGACTTGTCTATAGAAAACCTTAGAAAGAAATATAACCTAACTATGGAAGGCAAAGAGGTTTCTGATGATGAAATTAATGTGATGTTAGAAGTCTTAAAAGCGTATAGAAAATCAAAGGGTAGTTCAGATATCGATTGATTCATCTTCAGCCAGCTGTTTAATTTTCTCCAGTAGTTCATCAAGTGAAACATCTTTTTTCATTTTTCACTAACCCCTTATACGAACGTTCGTTCTAATTATAATCGAATACACTTATAAAATAAATATGTTGAGAAGGATTTCCTATTTTCTCATTTTGTCAAAATAGGAAATCCTCTTTAAAAACACGAAAGACGTTGCCTATGTATATGGCAGCGTCTTTTTAATAAAATATAGCTTTTTCTTCTTTTGGTTGTGGTGTTGGTATTTGTGTCGGTGTTTCTCTTTTTAATTTAAAGCTCATGCCAACTGGAGGATCAGCCAGTTGTTTAGTTTCTGTTGATGGAACGACTATATTGCTCTTTGAACCCGGAGCATCCGTACTATTTGCACTAAAAACAAATGCTAGTGCTATTGCTAAAGTAATCAAAACTCCTATAATTGTCTTTTTCACCAATTTTCACCTCCCTTTTTAATATATTATAATCAACTCCTAATTTTAGCAACTCCATTTTTGGTAGATTTGCTCTAAAGTAATCTTTCTTTTCGCCAAAAACATGTAACGATAACAGCAGTTTCTCCTGATTCTTTTCTCTTCTCCCGTCAAAATAAAAAGCTAAGGCTGAATAATACTTGTCATCATAAAAATATTTCAAATTAGCTTTATTGACAACAGATTTAATAAAATCAGTCACTATATATTCTTCCGGTACGGGTCTGTTCCAGAATAGGTTTGTTATCGCTAATTGTTCACGTAAGTCATTTGCTACAAAATATCTTTCTTTCGTGTTATTTAACTGAATTCCTTTATTGAGAAAGTTTGATGTTTGCTCGTATGATTCAAATAAATAAGATAAACCCAATATAAAATATCCATTAGTCACAGAATTAACACTAAAATTTCTTTCGATAAGCTTTTCAGCAATCCTTCTGGATTTATCTATTTCATTTTCAAACTTAAGATACATATTGGCGAGTGCTTCATCTGTGCGGCTTAAAAATGCTTTTTTAATAAACGGATCTTTCATTTCAGGAAGCATATTGTGAATTTTTCTTATGTAGTGCAGAGACAAGTCATACTTCTCACTATAATAAAAACAAAGCATCTCAAGAATTTGCAAAAGTGTTTTTAAGTCATCAGAATTAGGTTGCAGCTCTTTCAACATTTCAAGATAATCAACTTCACTATAAACACGATTGTGTTTTGACCATAGTTGCCACTGATAGACTATTGCCCATTCCTTTAACTCTCTGTTATTTCCGTCCAATGTTTTGTTAAGCAACATACAAGTGACTGAGTCCAAACTTTTTGAATGAGCATATTCAAAAGCAGTTTTTATATTCTTCTTAGTCGCCTCAAGACAGCATTGGCGCATGATATCGACCTCGTTATCCTTATCAAGATAACGCACTATCTCCAACACCATCCAAAGTGAAATTTCTTGCCCATTCAAAAACTTGCTTAAGTGGGCAGCACTAATCCCAATTTTATCGGCAATCTCTTTCTGTTTTTCATCCGAAGACTCAATTATACGCTTTAAATGATTTCTAACATCAACTATACCTTCACTCATCATAATCACCATTTCAAAATTAATTTAACATACTGAACCAAAAAAGATTGTCGATTAATGACGAAAGAGTCAAAGAAAGAACAAAAAATTTAAATATAAATAATTTTCCTATTATTCTTTATTATACCATAATTCTGATTAAAAAGATATATTTTATATGTTATTTTAATTCAAAATTAATAGAATCAATTATTATTGATTTACTGCCTTAGTATCAACTTCGTGTATTTTTTCCTACAAAAACAATATGTAACATTGCATAATAGTATTAGAGTTATATTTTAGAAAAAGTTTGGAGGGAATACCCATGGCGAGTTATAGGAAGCGTGGGGATAACTGGGAATATAGAATCACTTACAATGACCCTATAACCAGAAAACGTCGAGAAAAAACAAAAAAAGGCTTCCGAACAAAGAAAGAAGCTATGATTGCAGCTGCAGAGGCTGAATTAAATATTGACCAACAATTCTATGAGAAGAACGATTCCATTACAATTTCAGAGTATTTAGACTTGTGGTTTGACACGTACAAACACACTGTAAAAGAAAGCTCGTGGAAGGCCCGGAAAGATAGCATGGTCATCATAAAAAAACATATCGGAAGCATCAAGGTGAAAAACATCAATGCGTCTATGTATCAAAAATTTCTGAATGACATAGCCCCTGATTATGCAAAGAACACGCTAACAGGCGTACACCAAGTTTTTAAGATGATGACTAAAAATGCTATGAGAGATCAATACTTCAAACTTGATCCGCTTGTGGGGATTCGTTTGCCTCGTGCAAAAGACGCTGAACGAGTCACAGATGATCAGGATCTCAAAGACATTAAATTCTGGGAGAAGGAAGAGATATCTAAATTCCTACAATGTGTAAAAAGGAGAGGACGGCCGCAAGATTTAGCAATGTTTGTCCTGCTCGTTTATTCAGGGCTTAGAATTGGTGAAGCTGTAGCTTTAAAATGGGACAAGATAGACTTCGAGGAATCAATCATACGAGTCCGCTATACGTTGTATCAGCAAGGCGGTCTGAGAGACAATTATAAATTGCTCAGTCCCAAAACTTCATCATCAATACGAAATGTTCCTGTGCCGCCCCAAGTCATCAACCAATTAAGAATACTAAAACATATACAGAATCACATCAAAATGGAAAACCGAGACCAGTATAAGGATGAAGGCTTTGTGTTCACAGACAAAACCGGCCGCCCTATCCCTGCCCGGAATTTCAATTATAAATTAGACACCTATATAAAAAAATCCGATGTCACCCGGATCACGCCCCATAACCTAAGACACACGTATGCATCACTGCTGATTGACGCAGAAGTTAAATTGAAGGAAGCTCAAAAACGTTTAGGACATGCTTCCTCCAAAACAACATTAGATATTTATTCGCACATCATGAAAGATACCAAAACTGAAGCAATCGTTCAATTCAATGCTGTTGCAAATGAAATCTTTTAA